TTTTTGTCTGGTCCAACTTTGCTGGAACGAACTTTGTTTTGATTAAGTACTGCGTTGTTAGCACGTTTAGAACCTGAGGTTCCTGTGTCTACTTTAGCTGCTGGACCGCCGCCAGAACTTTGAGTTCCAGTCATTTTGTATGTTTTACGGAAGCCTAATTCGCCGCCGTCTTGTGGGTTTTTTGCCATTATTGTGCTCCTGGTGTGGTAGTTGGTTGTGGTGCTGATGCTTGTTGTTCTAATGCCTGTTGATGCTGTTGATCATTTTGTTGCAGTTGTTGACCGTGTTGTTGCGCAGCCAATGCAGCTTTTTGCTGTGCATCAGCCTGTTGTTTAACTTGATTTGCCTGTACCTCAAATGCTTGCTGTTGTACTGTTAAGCCGTGCTGACGTATATCTTGATCTGATGCAGCGATAGCCTGCATAGCGGATTGATTCTGCTCATGGTCTAATTGGGCCTGCTGTTGATCCATTTGTGAACCCGCAGAGATCATAGCAATACGCTCCTTTGCAGCATTATTGATATTTGCCATTGCAATGTCTGTGGCATTGCGTTGGTTATCAATGTTTGTCTGTGTGGAGTACTTAGCCTGCAACTCTTGAACCTGCTGTTGAAGTCTTGCAACCTCAAGCTGGTAGTTCTGTTGGTCCTGTTGCGTCTCCATCTGCATCTTAGCTTGGGACTCTTGTGTTTTACGCTGAGTCTCAGCCATCTGAGTCTTGAGAATAACTTGAGCTGTTGGGTCTGCATTAGCAGCTTGTTGCTGTTGAGCCTGTTGAGCCTGTTGAACTTTTTGGGCCAGTGCAGCAATTTGCTGAACATATTGGGCCATGTTTTCTTTGGAGTCTTGGTCTACCATTTGGGACGCAAGTGCTAGAGCTTGTTGCGCCTCAATGTCTAATGCGTTCTCTTGATGAAGATTAAGGACATCCTTACCACCAGATGCCTGAGCAACATAGGATCGCATAGACTGGAGGTAATGTAATGTTAAGTGTTGTTTAATATGGTCTAGTGCATGCGGGGCAAATACCGGGCCAATTACTGGGTTTCCTCCGTATGCTGGATTATTAGCGTACTCTAAGTGGACCTTAATGTGGGAGATGTGGTCCTGGTCTGGATACGCTGCAGCTGGTCGTCCCATTGTCATGGAGACATTTTCTAATGCTGGGTTAGACTCAGAGGCACCCAATGGGTTTGGTAGTACTTCCTCTATTGAAGGAATTTTTAATTGATGTAGTACACGACGGTATACAGCACGGATGTCAAACATCCCTGGAGGCGCGGAAGAGGCCATCTGTAGCAGTGCCTGGTTCTGTGCAACACGTTGTGATTCTGAAAATATGTTAGGGTCTGATACTGGGCGCACATCCGAGTTGTATGCAAAGTCACGTACCTTAATCTCTGTCCCGGACTGGTTGTCCATCTCATCTAGGTACCAGTGATTGATACGTGAGATGATTGCAAGAGATTTAGCCTGTGAGCGATGCAACCTAGCATGAATAGAGGAGAATACCTTGGCACCTTGCTCAATAAGCGCCTGGGTTGTGCCAACGGGCATGTTGTTGTTTGCTTCGCCAATTTTTTCTTCGGCGGTGGTTACCACACCCTTAGCTGCGTCTGTTAAGAAACCTAATAAGTTAAACAGTACAGAAGATGGTTGATTAAACGGCATTGGCATTGCAATTTTGCGGACATCATCAACACCTGGTGCACCTTCAATCTCTACAACTTGCGTTGGCTCGATTCTATCAGACTGTCCACCAATTCTTCCACCTTTGAGCTTAAGTAGCGTCTGGCTGTTGTTGATGTGCGCAGCGTCAAGTAAAGCACGCAGAGCGCCGGTAAGAGCAGCAGATAGCCCACCAATAAGCTGAGGCAATCCAATAGCGTAAGCTCCACGCCAAGGAATAAATTTAAACTCGACAAACCAGTCCAGTTTTTCCAGTTTTTCATCGTTACATTCCCAGTTGCGATATAGTGCTAATACTTTGGAGGTTGTCTCATCAATAGTTAAGATGTACGGTGCACGACGACCTTCTGTCTCTGTATCGTCATCTAAACGCATGAAACAGGTTACTTCATAAATACGGCGCAAACCATCAATGTTTTTAGACGGCTCTTCTTTGCCTTCAATTTTGTTATTAGCTTCTTGGCTTCTAGTCTGTTCTGTTAACGGGGCGTCTGATGTATAGTCTGAGTCAATATCAATGTAGATACCGGCCTCAATACGTTGTAAAAATGTGTCTTCTGTAATGTCTTGTACTTCAGTTACACGTTGCGCTGTGTAGAAGTTTGTAGATGAGTACGGAAGAAGTATGTTATCAATCGGGACCCACTCGCATGTTGGTCTCGCTTGTTCTGCGTCATAGCGCCATTTTAGGAACTGAGAACCGCCTAGTGGGAGTTGGGTCAGCAACTGCTCCATTTCGTCGCGGAACTCAGGTATTTGTTCTGTAAGCTGCCAGTTCATAAATTCTACTTTACGATTAGCAACCTCTTCTTTTGTTCTGTCGGCTGAGCCCTTGATGTTTGATTTAACAATTCCATCGGGTGGTAATAATTCTTTTGATGATGATGCACCAAAATCAACGCAGCTCTCTGCCATGACCGGGTGCACAACCTTAGAGGCACCATCAAATGTGGCGCCACCAGGTGCGTCTTTACCAAGTCCTGTACGACGAAGACCTTCTTCGTATTGTTTATCTCGTTGCTTACGTGACTCCCGGTCAACGTCAATGTAGTCTAAGTATTCATTTGCCAGTTCGTTTAAATCATCTTGGTCAAATACATCGGCTAAATTTGCATAAAATTCTGGGGATTCTTTTGGGCTAGATTTTGGTGTAAAGTTTACAATAACCGAGCCATCATCATTTTCAATGACCTCTTGCTCAACTTCGTCTTCATCTAATCCAAGGGCGTCCTCAAATGCCTCCATCTCGGCGTCTTGGTCTTTGGCGTCATGGATTTCGTCTTCCCGGTCCTGCATAGGTAGATTGTTGCCTGCTTGAATCGGAAGTTTTGGATTTGCCATAGATTATTTATATTTTTTGCTCGGAAGGAGTTATACCGGCAATTATGAATGGGATGGACGAATTTACTTGTCCTATTAATATTAATGCAAAAACATGACCAAAACCGCCCTATTGTGAGTATGGGTTTGAAAATTTACGTGCTGCGAGGTCATCCGAGTAGTCATAGTCACGGGCAGGAAGGAAATCTAACTGTATCCAGCCTGAATCTCGCAGAACACGAAGCGCTTGAGATAGTGAGTCCACATAGTCATCGTGGCCACCTGCCTCTGGAAAAGAACACACCTGACGAATGAATCTCTTGGCCCATTCCGAAAATTCACCCTTAATCTTGGCATCCTCTGGTATGTAGACCTTACCCTTGGCAACTAGGGGTGCTACAATGTTCAGACGTTGTACCTTATCAGCACGGCCGGGATTGTAGCCCCTTACAGGCACCCCAGAGCCCTGCAGCTCCTGGATGAGGGATATACCTGCGCTCTTGTCCTCCATGAGTATCAGGTCGGCCTTACGGCCCTTAGCAAAGGTATTGTCAGATCCGTACACAACCTCTTTGAAGTCATCAATTACTTTACGTCGTAGTTGTGGGTACGCAAGGTGTTGGTCCCATGCGTCCAGTAAAATAATAGATGTCCCCTTATCTTCCTGTTCAAATATTCCCCACACTGTGCATGCGGTGGGGTCGTTCATTGTCTTTTCTGATGTTGCTGGGTCATAGGAGGCAATGACGTACTCTAGCTCGGGGGTTGGTTTGTCTGCGGGCCACATCTTAAACATCTTACGTTTGATGATACCCGTTGCTTCGGGGTCAAGGATCTGTCCATAGATCTCCTGCCTTCCAATGTCTGTGCCCTCATACGTCTCTAGCTGCTTGAAGAATGTCTCTGATAGGTTGTCCCGGTTGTCGTATGATGAGGCATTGACGACGTAGACATCCCCTCCGACCTTACCCTCGTTGAGGTCAACGATGAGCTCTTTAGGTTTTGGGGTGGTGGTAATAATTTGCTGCACCCTGGGGATTCTGGGGTCTTTGAGTCGGAGGGTAAACTGGACGCCGTCGTAGGCTTGGTCAAGGTAGTCAAAGGCGCAGAGCTCGTCAAACCAGGCGCCATGGAACTGCTTGCCGCGGTAGCGCTCCGGCTCGGAGGCGGGGATGCCTTGAATGATGGATCCGTTGGTGAGGGTGATCTCAAACAGGGATTTGTTGTAGTCTTTGATGAGGCTGGCGGGGATGATGTTGAGGAGTCCTGAGTCTCCCTCGAAGCAGGTAGCCCGAATATCATTTGAAGTGGGTGCCGTGACAAGCCAGCGGGTTCCGCTGTACTTCCAAGCACGAATACCAATCCAATGACTAGCAGTGTGTGTCTTGCCAGAGCCGCGGCCGGCAAGCATAAGAAAGGTATCATATTCGCCATCTTCTGGTTCTTTTTGGTGCGGTAGTGCCTGAAGGCTCCATTTGACCTGCCACAGTGTGGAATCAAGTTGTTGTTTGGGCCAGTGTTTATGTGACTCTGCGAATTTACTTAACGTAACTTCTTGTTTTTGTGTTAAAGACATGCAATAAAGCCCTCTCCGGCTAAGAAGCTCTTATCAGCCCCCTCGGTTTCTATATGAACACACAGCTGTGGCTCAATTTGTTTAATGTTCGCAATGTAACGCCTGGCTTGATGGACTTTGATCTTTGGTGATACCTGGTGGTCCATGAGCTGCAGACGGCTACGAAATGAGAATATGTACTCGTTGTTATCTTCCCTGTAGTACATTGTTGTTTTAATTCCAAGGGATTCTACAAGTCCCTGTATTTGCCGTATAAGTTGATAACTTTTTAGGGTAATGGTGAACCTATCGTTTTTTAAATTGTACCACCCTCTTTTGGCGTATAGTATACCAGAGAGCAGATCAATTCTTTGATCCACAGATCCTAGTAAGTAGTTATCTGGGATGCTGGTTGGTATTTTACCAATCAGCTGTATCTCAACTCTAGGCTCGGTACTATAGACCATGCGGTGGGTTTTATGACAACGCTGTTGGGTTATCAGATACCCTCGGTCTTTTAGTTTTTGGGGAATTATGTCCTTGTAGGCCTTAGGGCATCTGATATGGTTTGTGGCATTTTTGTTCATAAACCAGTATCCAAATACAAACGGGGGTACTGGTAGGTCTTGGTGCGGTAGCGCCAATGGTTTAGTAGACGGGATGGAGTATGCTAGTTCCTTGTCTTTTATTTTTAAAGATGTGCTTTGTAAAGCCTCGATACTCATAGGTCTTAATGGTCTTCGAAATTTAAAGAAGCCCTTATAGGTTTGTAACCTATTTCGGTATTTTAAGTTTTCTGTGGGAAATGCCAGGTTTTTGTCGCCTGAGATAGTCAGCCCGTCAGATAGGGTGACCCTGTAGCAATCCTGGGTGTGGTACTGCTGGACCAGTGTAACCTTAGTAGGTTTTCCGTTGTGGTCAAACAGGTAGTCACCAACCTCAATCTTGTAGGCTGGCTTCCAGTAGTTATAAGTTAAGACTTTTTCTGTTGCTAAAATCGCCATGGAAGTTTTCTCGGACCCAGTGGTCCAGCCAGGGCCCTAACGGCCCCCGAATATTATCTTGGATTTTAAATGGCAGCTTGGCTATGTTCATTATTTCCTTGGTGCAGTTTAGCCTAAACTGGATGTACTTTGCCGTCTCGTTGTCCAGTATATCCACTGGCACATCCACTGAGTCAAAGTTGTACAGGTCACATACCAGTATCCGCAAGCCTTTAAACTCACCGGCGGCGTTCTCTAACGCGCCTTGGATTTGGTATACATACTTATCTGTCATACTTATATTAATGCAAATAAACAGGTAAAGCGCCTTACCACAGAAAAATATAACTTGACTCTGTCCCCATTTGTCAGGGTAGTATGGGTTGCGCGCTGTTTTCCAGGTTACCCCCACCACTACGTTTATTATTTTAAAAAATTTTAAAAATGATAAAGTAAGGGGTACTACCCATACTACCCTGACAAATGACTACTTTTAGTTATATAGAAATAAGTCTATATATCATTATTCGTATATAGAATGTATTTTTCAAAAAAAAAATTTAGAAAAACGGGTTTTTGCATGGAATTATACAAAACTCATGGTCTATGGGGCCCCCGGCGGCTGGTCGGCGTACAGGACCCAAATTGGGGTATGTGGTATATAAACAACACCCCACCAAGGAAAGCATGCTTGAACGTGACACATTGGCACATAGCCCCGCGCCCTGCCGAGCAGAGTAGCCCACACAGTCTATGCACCAATGTGGTGCACTAAGTAAGTGAGTACTCACTGGGGCGCACCA